GGCGAGTTGCTTTATTACAAGCATCGCTATGGTTATGGATATACCCGTTGCTCAGTTGATTGAAGAAGTTGGTGTTGATCATATGTCAATTCTACATCCGGGACGGCCTGGTTCTTATAAGTACCGAGGACACCATATACAAGATCTGACAGAGACACTGCTTAATCACGGATGGGTGATTACTCCCAACTGGGCCAGGTATCCCATATCGCATATGTACCCTAAAGGGTGTATCATGTGTGGTGGATCGGGTAAGTTCAAAGGTAAGTGGGTTGAGGGGAATTTGCTGATCTCTAGAGCAAATGGAGTGATGCAATATCAAGGCCACTCGTGTGCGTGGATTGATGGAAAGTTATATAACCCGTGTGGGAAGATACAGGAATTTCATACTACTTTGTTGGTTGGATTCCATCCTCTTTTTAAGGTGAACCAAAATGAAAGTCTACTTATCCGATGAAGAAGTCAGACAACTAATCTCAATTCAAGACTATGAATCTGTGATTTTAAACTACTTACACATTGCATCTTTTCTCGCTTACAAAGTAGCCACTCGAAACTACAATAGAGAACATCAAGAACTTTATGCTGTTGCGCAGCACGCTGTCGTTGAAGGTGTACACAGAATGGGATGCGATCACCCTGAACCATTTCGTTATATTCACAAGACAGTCAGTGGTTCACTGAAGAAGTTCTGTAAGAGAGCTCACCTCGTTGTGATTCCTGATTATGCTCCTGATCCTAGCTTCGTTCAGTATATGGAAGAAGCAGTTGCTGGATCAAGTGATAGTGAAGACGAAGATGTTGGTACACAGTTGACTTATGGGACACACTCTGATCCTGACTATAAGAAGATCGCTGAGGATGAATTAATTGAACATAAGTTCATTCTTCCCGTGGAGAAGGATATTCTTATTCGTAGGTTGGAAGGCAAGACTATAGAGGAGGTTGCCAAAGAATGCAACATGTCACCAGTGAATGTCCAGAGAACTCTGGAGAGAATGAAAGCCAAGGTTTGCTCAATCCTGAATGGAGATTACTGATCTTAGAACCTGGTATTGTTCCCTATAAGACAGTCAAAGAGTATCTAGATCACATAGCTTCAGAGCTACTTGAAGCTGCAGCGGATTCAGATTACCCAACTTCAGCAATGGTGAGTGGTCGTTTGAACAAGCCGGAAGGCTTTCCAAGTGAAGCTGCGGATATTATTATTTTAACTCTTGCGATGTGCCTCCACAATAAAGTGGATATTGAAGAGGCATTGAAGTTGAAATTGGAATATCTCAAACGAAGGGAAGATGATGCGAGACTCAGGACTAATCAGGAACAATGATTATTGGGAATCGAAAATAGATCAATCCTTTATCTGTCAGGTGGGAGATGATAAGTTTTTCACGGATAACGGGATATCTCATTTCATTCAGAACCACGCTGGCTATAAGAGTAGAGCGGATATTGGATATAATCCATTATCTAAAAGATGGTTCACATGGTCTATTGATTATTTAGATGTACAGTCTTTTGGCATTGATGAACTCGAAGACTCAGACGTGAACCCCATGGATCGTGAAAGTTTTGGGTTTGAAGGAGCTAGATCGAGAGTCATTGAGATCGCAGCTTCTCATACTTGTATAAGGAGTAAAAATGTCTAGGACTTTTACGATGCTTGGGCAACCGTATACAGATCAACGTGTATATGGTTGGTACGTTTCAGAAAAATTGGATGGGGTTCGAGCCTTGTGGTTACCACATACAAGAGACGTTCCCTGGTGTGATGAAATATCTACTGGCCTTTTTTCAAGAGATGGCAAGGTGTACCATGCTCCTGACTGGTGGATTAATCAACTTCCCAACGTTCCTCTGGATGGCGAGCTTTGGACTGATCGTGGTGGCTTTCAAGATACTGTTTCTGTTGTTAAGAAGCATGTTGGAACGGATGCTTGGAAGTATGTTAAGTTCATGGCTTTCGATATGCCTGTTAAGATGGAAGCTGGTATTATCAACTTCAGAACTAAGGATGTTAAGATCCCTGAGTTGAAGTTGCATCCTACCATAACCAGACCCATGATCTTCCGTGTTGCTGATGTCGTTCTGAACAGACTCGAAGAGAATAGAAACTTCGAGATCGTGAAACAGAAACGATTAGAGCATCCTAGTTTTCTTGAAGGTATGCTTCAAGATGTTGTTGCAAAGGGCGGGGAGGGATTAATGCTAAGAGATCCAGATTCAGTATGGACTCAAGCAAGAGTACACACGCTGCTCAAAGTAAAGCCTGTCAACACAATGGAAGTTGAGGTTACTGGCTATTACTACGGTGCTGGTAAGTACGATGGTATGATGGGTGCCTTGGAAGTTGCAATCCCCAATACCAATCGTCTATTCAAACTGAGCGGGTTCACGGATGAAGAACGTAAAGTCTCTTCAAATGGTATGCCGTTCAGTCGATCGCTATACGATGATTGCATATTCAAAGTTGGTGATCGTATTCAAATATCCTACCGGGAACTGACCCGTGATGGGATACCCAAAGAAGCAAGATACAATAGGAGTTAATATAATGATTATCGAAAGCATTACACCGCATCCTTCCGAAGATGACTTGGATGTAGTAACTCTTGGTCCTGGCACTAAGTGCGTTGTACACAAAGGACAGTTCAAGCCTGGTGATTCAGTTAAGTTTGTTCCGGTCAAGACTGTGAAGAAGGGAATCATTTGCCACGGTCTGATTGCTCACGATGATTCTTTGTCCCTGGCTGAAGTCTTTTCTGGATCTGAAGATATTCTTGAACGAGTACACTCTGAAGCTCCTGCTTTTGATTTGCATGAGTTAGACCCTGACTCTATTGACCCGGCATATTTTCAAGACGATGCTGAGGAAGACGCGGAGGACTGAGTATGAGAGCCGAAGTATTTATGATAATGTTATGGCACGCGATCACCACAGTTGAGGGAGACCCCGCTGGGCAGATAACCCCTATCTGTTATCAGGATACAAAGGCTGACAATCCCTTTTCTATATTCATAGAATATAGTCAGAAGTATTGTAAAACTTATACTCCAGAAGAGATCAGCAGAGTTTGGAATGGTGGCCCTAAAGGAGCTAGCAAGAAAGCTACAGTCAAGTACTGGAGGAAAGTACTCAATGAGATGGATAAAACAAGAGCAAGCCAAAATCGACGGGAGATATTTGGCGTATCTTAAAGAAGAAGACAGTATGGCTTTCGTAGTACTGAAAGACAGAATGTGGTACACACAAACTGATAAAGGTATGGTGCCTTTAGGTGGCATAAGATTTGACAGAGTCTGTAGACTAATGAGGCCAGTTAAATGAGAATACCAGCATATATGAGTCCTAGCAGCTGCAAGTTATTTTGGACGGATCGTAAGAAGTATTATCTTCGATACCTTGCAGATAATAAAGAGCCGCGTGACCCTCAGAACATTCATATGGCTGTGGGGTCTGCCTTTGACGCATTTGTCAAATCTCAAATCACAGCAGATCTAGGTGTTGAAGTTCAGTTTGATCTTGTAACATTGTTTGAAGCTCAGGTTGAACCACAGCACAGGCAAGATTGTTGGGGTTATGGCAAGACTCTTTTGGAAGCATACAAAGCTTGTGGTGCTTACTCTATTGCTGTTCACGACATGGGGTTAGCTCAACTAGCCCCGCGTTTTGAGTTTGATATCAATGCTACGATATTGGGCGTGCCTGTGTTTGGCAAGCCTGATGCTTTCTATCTCAATCATGATGGAACACCTACAATCCTAGATTGGAAGGTGAATTCATGGTTGGGTGGAAACAATATGAAGAAGCCCTGGTATGTAATGGATCACCAGACTGGTGAACATCATCCGAAAGTACATATCAGTAACAGATACAATCTTCCTATTGTTGCCAATAAGTATATGGAAGACATCGATGAGGATTGGGCTTTTCAGCAGTTTGTATATGCAATAGGGCTTGGCTCTGAGATTGGTGATCCTTTCATCACTTCAATCGATCAGGTCACAGGCGGTCCTTCCTTCTATACGTATCGTAACTATTTGAGCAAACCGTATCAGATCCAGTGTGCGAAAGATCTGAAACGTGCTTGGGAGATTATTAACTCAGGTCATATTTTCGACACGATGACTCGTGAAGAGAATGATAGCTTGATCGAAGATCTTGAGGGTCCATTCCGTGATATGTTTTGATGTTTACTTCTGGTGGAAAGGATGGGAGAAAAGAGTTGGTATGTATGACTCTTACCACAAAGGAGGGCTTAATGTCTATCCTCCCACCCCGTCCAGAGGTTGGGTCATCATAGGTGACCCGTGGCCAGTCACTACTCTTAACTCCTTTTGGAGTGTAAGAGAATACTTGAAAGCAAGAGGTTGTTTATGACGCTCCGCGTCGAGGAATTAATATGAAAGTATTCGTTGATACTGAGACATCGGGGCTTGATCCTAGACACCACTCCATCTTGAGTGTGTGCTTAGGTAACAAAGACATTGGCTACAAGACTTTCCACATTCGTCCAGATCCAGATATGATTATTGATCCTAAAGCCATGGAAGTTAATAACATTGATCTTGATGGTGTGTGGGAAGATCAGTCTATTGCTTTCCTAGAGTGCCTGCAAGAGATGGTTGCAGAACATGGACAACTTGAACCCGTTGGTCACAACTACATGTTTGATATTGGGTTCATTCAGCAAGTGTTGGGGCGACGCGGTTATGATAAGTTCTTTTCTCGTCGTTACCTAGACACTATGATCATAGCAAAGTTTCTCAGTGAAGTTGGCATGGTTAAAAGTGAAAGTTACTCTTTAGCTCATTTGTGTGAATCATTTGAGATTGAAAATGAAGGGGCTCACACAGCAGAAGGTGATGTGAAAGCAACAGAGAAGCTGTATGAGGCTTTAATAGGATTATTTCAATGAGAAATATAATCTTAGCTTGTATGCTAGCTGTTTTAGTAACAGACAACCCACTTGTTGTACACTCTACTGCACAAGGAACAATACTTATGGAACCAGATGGAACTTTAGTTCAGGCACTGCCTGAAGATCCTTGGAATTACGACTCTCGCTTAGCACCTGAAGGTATAAGTCTTTTAGGTGCTTACAATGGGCACACAGTAGTATACAAGAGAGTAATTCGTTCAGATAGTAGAGGTTGGAACCATGAAGAGTCACCTTCAGGCGGGTACGATGACAGACATTGTGGTATTCCCGATGCTTGGATGAGAATACCAACACCTCAAAAGTTTCCTAAGTTAGTTCAGGGAAAGACAAAGGAGCAAGTTGAACAGATGTTAAAGGAGTTTGATAAATGATTTGTGCAGTGAGTACTAAGACCACAGGGCTGAAGCCGGAGCTTCATGAAGTAATTGAATTGGCGATCAAGCCCATTGATGGCGATGCTGTTTATTACAGGATCCGCCCTAGCAAACCTGAGAACTATGACAAGGTTGTGCAAGACATTAATGGTATCAGTGCACAGGCTGCTAATAGCTTCATGCCTATGGAAGAGGCTAAGAAGTTGATCTTGAACACATGGCAGTCCATTGTTGTTCTCGGTCACAATTGCATCTTTGACTTCACGATGCTTCGTGCTACGTTTGGTCAAGACTTCAATGATGTGATCTACAACAAAGAATTCATCGACACGATGGATCTTGCAATGACCTATGACACGCAGCGGTTGATGCGTGGTGAGAAGAAAGCATTTAAGAATTACCAGCTTAAGCATGTCTGTTCTGTGCTTGGCGTTCCGTTTACTCACAAGTGTGAAGCTCTAGTAGGAGTATATAATGCTCTCAAGAACACAAGCGATTCGTAATTTCCTTCAACAGTGTGGTTCGCCTAAAGATCTCGTTGATCTTTACACTCCTGAAATGGAGTGTCACGTTAATGTCATGCCCTTGAACAACAAGGTTCTCAAGAACCAAGAGTACAAGGGTCACAAGTTCAATGCATATCAGGATCTTGAAGACGGGACGACATACAAACCCTTCCGTATTCCATGGGATTCTATGAAGGAAACTGCCCATTATTCTGATCCTCCAATGAGCTTCGATCTCAAGAAGTACTGCGAAGGTGTAGGTATGACGGGCTGGAACTTTGTCACGAAACAATCACTCTGGTTCGGGTATGACTTCGATTCCATGATTAATCACGGTAAGGGTTTGACTGATGAAGATCTCGAAGCAATCCGCATTGCTGTTTACAATCTTGATTATGTTACAGTGCGTAAGTCTACTACTGGTTCTGGATTACATATCTATGTATTCGTTGACCCCGTAGATACTAAGACTCACACGGAACATCAGTCTCTAGCTCGTGCAATACTTGACAAGATGAGTCTTGACTCTGGTTATGAGTTGCAGTCTAAGGTTGACCAACTTGGTTCGATTCTTTGGATCTGGGCCACTAAGATGATTGGCACAGATGGCTTGACTCTGCTCAAGCAAGGCGGTGTGCTTAAAGATATTCCATTGAATTGGAAAGCACACGAAGGTGTTATCAGTCGTAAGACTCATAAGATCCGACCTGACCTGATCGTAGACACAGAGCTTGATGACTTTAATAAGCTGGCTGAGCAGCGTCTTCGTACACCTCTCGATGATAAGCACCGTAAGATCATTGAAGAGCTTGGCAAGGAAGAGTATGAGACAAGTTGGAACTCTGACTACGGTATGCTTATTACACATACCAAAGCTCTGGAGAATGTTCACAAGAGGTTGACTCTGACTGGACCTTTCACCACGGCAACGTCGTCGTCCAGTGTGAAGAACTGTTTCTGCTTTCCTATGCCAGACGGTGCTTGGTCAGTTCGTCGTCACGGTCGTGGTGTTGTTGAAGCCTCGACATGGATGACTGATCTTGCTGGTTGGACTTATTGTTTCTACAATAAGCTTCCTGACTTTAAGACTGCTTGCGTAACTAATACAGGTGTTGAAGACACAGACGGTGGCTATGTATTTGAGAAAGCTGAAGATGGTATTCTCGCTGCCAAGCAGATGGGTATTAATTTAGAGCTCCCTGCTGACAAGAGAGTTGGACGTGGTATGAAGTTAAAGATGCATACCAAGACCAAGAAGCTTATTGCAGAACTTGATCTTAATCCTAATGACTCTAACATTCCAGGTTGGATTAAGAAAACTAAGACACATCAGTTTATGTCTGGTCATGCTTTGGCTGACGAGATCAAGGAAGATGACGTATCTGGATCGGACGAGATCAGACATTGCGTCACGGAGGAAGGACAGGATGCTGGTTGGTATGTTCTTGGTATTGACGGTAAGTGGAATCAAGAGCCACGGGCGAATGTCCTTTCTGTGATTAGTTCATTGGGCTTCTCCTTCCGTGAACGTGAAGCTGAACTTGGCCGTCTTGTTACTAAGTACTGGCGTCTTGTGAAGGAACCCTTTCAACCTGAATATCTTGGCAATAGATCTTGGAACAAAGGAGCTCCTCAGTTAGTTCATACTAAGAAGGAAGAAGGTGAGCCGCTCAACTACCCTCACTGGAATATGATCTTAGATCACCTAGGAGGCGGGCTTGATGTTGCTGTCAATAACAATGATTGGTGCGAACGTAGTGGTATTACAACGGGTGCAGCTTACCTCAAATGTTGGATGGCTGCTCTTATTCAGTACCCTAAAGATCCTCTACCATATTTGTTCTTCTACGGTGTAGAAGATTCTGGTAAGAGTATGTTCCACGAAGCATTCGTGCTTCTGTTGAGTAAGAAGAGTGTATGTCGTATCGACTCTGCTTTGCAGAACACAAGTGCATTCAATGGTGAAATTGCAAACTGTGTATTAGGGATCGTAGAAGAAACAAACTTGTCTACAAAACGTGGCGGTATCACGTTGAACAGAATGAAAGATTGGGTTACTTCACGGGAGATAAGCATTCACTATAAGAATGAAACTCCTTACATGGCTCCTAATATTATGCACATGGTTCACTGTTCAAACGATCCAGATGCTGTGCCTGTGTTTCCTGGAGACACACGTGTTGTCGTATGCCATGTTCCACCACTCAAGAAAGTAATCCCCAAGAATGATCTTATTGATTTTCTGAATCAAGAAGCTCAGGATTTCACCACGGAATTGCTGAACTTAGAGATTCCCAAATCCCCGTCACGGTTACGCATTCCTATTGTGACTTCATTGGAGAAATTGGCTCTGGCTGATAGTAATATGTCAGACGTTGAACGATTCTCTAGAGAACATGTGTTCACGAAAGCTGGTCATATTCTCACAAAGGCTGAAGTCTATGATCGTTTCTGCGATCATTTCTCACCGGAGAATATGAGTGACATTAAGTTCAATAGATTGTTTCAATCTATGATGGGTTGTATTGGTGGTCGTTATGGATCTAGCGCAGCACACTGTTGGGGTAACATTAGCTTCGATGAACATGCTCTTGAAGTCAACGCTGTCGAATTGAACGAGAAAGGATTCTTAAAGTAATGGGCGATTTTGGGCCTTTCTTCGTTGAGAGAATAACGCCAGAATGGGGCTTTTATGCAGGGCATGGCTACGATCAAATAGACGAGAGATGGTATGCCTATGTGAAACTGTTTGATGATCTTAGAGACTTAAGCTGTTGGGTTCTTGAGAGTTATTTCGATAGTAAAGAACTCGCTATTAATTGGATTTCAGAACAAGAAGATAAGATCTTTAACTAGGAGAAAACATGATCATAGCATTTGGTCATCAGAAGCAAGTGGGTAAGGACACAGCAGTGAATACTATTTATCGCGAATACGATAATGTAATCAAGTATTCACTGGCTGGTCCGTTGTATGAGATCTGTGGGTTGCTTAACAAAGAGTTCTTCTCCAAGAACTACTACGATGCGAACCCTGAGAAGAAGTCTATACCGATGTCAAATGGTAAGACTCCTAGACAGTTTCTCATTGAAGTTGGACAGAAGATGAAGGAAGTTTGTGGTAGAGATTGTTGGGTCAATCTCGCCATAGATTGCGCGAAGAACATTGAGCCCAAAAATCTTCTGATCTCAGATGTTCGCTATCGTGAAGAAGCTGACAAATTAAAAGAACACGGTGCGGTTTTTGTCAAGGTTATCCGCCCTGATCTTAGACACACAAGTGATGAAGCTGATGATGATTTGCTTGCTTGGAATGGATGGGATCACTTCTTAGTCAACGATTGTTCCAAGACTTTGTTTGAGAGTCGAGCGGTAGCTCTGTATGAGGAGATCAGACGATGATTAATGCTCCTATGTCTTGGCCAGGGTGTAAGATAGATCACTTGCCACGGTTGTTGAAGTTGATTCCGAAGACAGGTCGGTTCATTGATGTGTTCGGTGGTTCTGGTGCAGTTCTAATTAACATGCCAGATCAAGACTTTGAAGTGTTCAATGACCTTAATGGCGATCTTGTCAACTTCTATAGATGCTTGCAAGACCGTGAATGCTTAGATGAGTTAATCTCAAAGCTTCAACTTAGTGTTTATTCTCGTGAGTTGTTCGATCAATATAGTTACGAGCTTGTGGCTTATAACTTGACACCTGTTGATCGCGCCTACCGTTGGTACTATTGTTTGAGAACTTCTTTCTCTGGACTTGGAAGGAACTACGGTCGAAGTCTCTCAGGCAATAAAGAGACAATGCGTATATACGAAAGAATCCCTGCCCTCGAAGCTATACACTTTCGTATTAAGAAAGTGTATATCGAGAACAGGGATGGGTTGAAGTGCATTGAAGAAAATGATAGGTATGAAACGGTGTTCTATGTTGATCCTCCATACGTGAACACGGAGGTAGGGACATACAAGACTAACTTCAATAAGCACAAGGAGCTTCTTGATCTTATTTTCTCCTGCGATGGAACTTTTGTAGTAAGCGGAGAGCCTAGTGATCTTTATGACACTTATCCATGGGATCACAAGGAGGAATGGGAAACACGTGGTAAAGTCAACAACAACACTGGTGAGGGTGATACCACTAGAAAGACAAGGACAGAATGTATATTCGTAAAACGCTAAATGGAAATACGATATGTACGATCGGACTGAACCACACGACGGAAGTTTCTGAACTGTGCATTCTTCCTTTGAACACGGCGTTGCTTCCCAACTTCGAGAGGATGCTTTCAATAAATCCTTATATGAAAGATCCGTCTGGTCTGAAGACTAAGCGAGTGATCATGCGATCAAGCATTGATGCTTGGTATGAGAAACTCGATGCTTGGTATGAGCAGTATATAGCAAAAGGCCAGATCATACCACTGGTGTATGACTGGCCTTTAACCTCCAAACTTATATCAAATATGCTTGGAGGCAAGGATGCTTTGGATTACTTCTTCACGTCTGATTACGTTAGGGATATTAAGCCAGTGGCTCAGTACCTAACTGATCTGACGGAGTGGTCCGATATTAACAGACTTCCGTTTTCCAAGACTACCTTAAAACACATTTGTAACAACTGTGATTGTGAACTTCCCTTTGATTCGACACCCTTGGACAAAGCTAAGGCTATAACCATTTCATATAGAAAGATGGTTAGTGTTAATACACAGGGATTACGTTTGACGTTGTAGACAACCAACACAGTTGAGTTTACGATCAATATGCTTAAGCGTGCAGCTGGGTAATGTTTTCACCTTTGGTGAAGACGGACACGTGGCGCACGCTTTTTGCGTTCTATGCTTGCACGGAAGGAAGGTCTGAACTAAGATCTTCTCATCGGCAGATAGAATGAATCCATCCTTTTCTTTTGGGTCACTTGGCTTATCCCTATAGAGATTGCCATTTGGAAGTGTGATCATACTAAATCCCTGTCCCTGAGATAGCATCCAGACAAGCCTTGCTTGAGTGGATTGCCTGTCATAGGTAATTGAAAGTGAGGGTAGTCAGCCCACTTGGGCCAATTACCTCCCCAGTTTAAGCCGAGTGCGAGAGCAGCTTTTCCAAGCTCTGTCCACTCGGCTTTGTTTTTATGGATCGTCCAAGCTGGCTTGCCGTTGATCATGGGCACAGCATCAAAGGCCTGTCCGTATTGATGCCACGACTCGCCAGGGCCAGCGTGGGTCACAGGTGGGCCATTCTGCGGCCCGACTTCTTCTAGGATCTTAGCGAGTTCCAGATGGCCATACTTGACCAGGATCCCGATTTTCTCCTTGATTACCTTCGCTGATCGGCTTTGTCTCCAGAGTTTGGCTTGCTCTTCAGCGGATCGTATAGTACAATAGATCAGTACTTCGAAGGGTACGCTCTGTACTAAGGCTTCTGCTTTGGCTTTTAATTCTGGTACTAGAAGACTAAGATCTCTCGAAGCCATACTTAAAACTCCATTTCATATGGTGAGGTTGGTGAGTCGCCCAAGATGGTGTCTAACTCAATTCGGAATTGAACTAAGCCCGTCTTGAGATCAGGGCTCATACTCTTCACTCGACCCGAAGCAGACCACGAAAGTGGCGTTGCCGTATGGGTGTTCGTGAATGGAGATCCAAGTGCTGGATCGTAGAAGGATAGGTCGGACAGTTCAATGGCTACACGATCCCAAACTTCAAGTGCGAATGCATCTAAGAACCCTGTGAGTTCTACAGTATAGTAATACTGAGATAGCTTATCTCTCCAGAACTCTAAGGATGTCTTTGCACTGGCTTTCTGTTTGAAGATATAATAGTCTGTCTCATAGACTATCTCTTCATACTTATCTACGTTCTTCTTGAGCTTGATCGTTTCTAACTTCTTCTCTAAGTCATTAGTCTGGAAGTCGCCCTTGAAGACAGTGTAGACATTATCCTTTTCAGTGAAGCCATAGATGACGGAGTTGCGAAGTACATTGGTATCGTTGAATACATGAAGCACAGGGCCAGGTGTTGTAAGATCAATGAGTTCTACAACATCGTCTCCGTCAACACGGGAGAATCGAATACCTTTGTTTGCTTGCCATGCAACTTCAGGGATCACGGAATCTGCTTGCTCTACGGATTCGTAGATGAAGCTAGTAGCCTTAGGGTTATCATCGACTACATCTAGACCTGCCATGTGTGCAATGGCTAACTGATCTGTGATTAACTCATTCGAGCACGTTACAATGATTGGCTGATCGCTTAACTCGAAGTGTTCTAAGAACCGCATGTAGACTTCAGCTTGCATGTGAATATATGTTGCTGGCGGAAATGATCCTGTCCACAGTGCAGCACTGGATACATCGTAAGCCGTCGGATCGATGATCTGAATCTTCTCTCCGTTCTTAAAACCGACTCGTGTAACTGTCGTATCTTCTTTCGTATCTACGACGTAATGAAGTCTATCACCTAAGATATAGATCTTAGACCCACTAGGGATCGAGTAGATTATATCATTGGCTTTAAACACGGAACGAATGTAGATGTCATATGCATCATCGTGTAGTGTAAGCTGTTCATTCAATGTACAGATGTTACCAGACTGGTGAATGCAGTTAACGTATCTACTGTTCGACACAGTTGCAGCCCCTACTGTGTACGTGTATCGAACTTCCAGTTTCATAAACTGCGCCCACACAAAGGTGGTGGGGTCTCCTGTCGGACCTAGTGTAGTTAGTGTGTCTCCATCAATAACAACATCACCAGGTTCTAACTCGATCCGTGTTTTGATGTTATCTGTCTCACCGGAGATGCCAGTTTCTGAGATTATAGTGAATGCTATATTCTCGTACCACTTCGATGTGACCCCTGCTTTGGTTAATCTGAAGATCGGAGCATCGGGGATCTCAGGTTCTTCACCTTCGGCAGGGTATGTTACAGTCTTGAATTGACCTTCTCCGAGTATCGAGAACCCGTCTCTATTCTTCCCTACTATATTAACTTGGTAGGTTGTGTCCAGAGTAAAGTCATCGTGATCATCAAGAAGCAGATCGTAGACGGTTCCGCTAGCAGCATATGGAACATCCCTTTGTGTTTCAGCATGACGTTGAGCTCGCACAAGAGCAGCTTCATAGTTCTTAACTTCACCGAAGATCGTAGGCCATGCCTTGCCCGTGACCATTCTTTTCTCTAAGGAATCGAAGTTCGGATCGTCATCAGCAACGTCGTCAATGGATGGCTGATAGCCAATCTCACGGTCAATGGGGTTACTTACGATTTCTATATTGAATAGATTATCTTGCCACGTTGCGCCATCTGTGATCTTACCTTCGAATAGATCGAATAGTTCCGTTCCATCGAGAGTGAGATATACTGTGACTGTAGTGCTGGCAAAGAAATCTACAGTGTCAATCTTTTCTTTGAAGTGGCCGAACTGATCGTAGAATGTTACGTTAAGGGAGCTTACTGATCCTAAGCCTTCAACGTGTGATATTGATTGATAGTTCGTAGCTTCCTTGACATAAGCATAGTATGTATCGAACTCACAGTCAGAGTACCATATCTCTTCAACACCCATCCAGTTTATCGCGATCACAAAGTGCAAGTTCACACCTTGCTGCTCTTTGAAAGCAATTGCCATAAATTCTGGTAATGTTCTCATTAGATACTCCAAACGAGTAGAGTTAAAGATACTGTCCAACCGAGAGGAGTTTTCTCTTCAGTCACAACATCGTCCGTGATCTGAGTCATCCACTCTACGCCATCGTAGTCTGTGTACTTCACGTAATGTGTGTAGCTATTTAGGATAAAATCCATGAACTCTACATGTTCAGAGTCACAGAGTGCGGAGAATGTTAAGATCCGCTCGTATTCATTTAGGCAACTGGCGGAGATGTTGGACTTGAATTGACCACCCTTCGTGCCGTGAATGAAGACTTCACTCAAGTCTCTTTCAGGATCATTCTTTTCCGGGTTACGCAGCGTAACAAATTCTGTGGGATTGTAGCCCGGATATGCGAACGTGATCATAGCGAATAGTATCCTGGGAGGGAATCTTCAGCCAATTGTTGAAATCGACTCACATAGGTGAAGTCAAATTGAATATCATAATCCGTATAAATTGGATTGCTGATATAGCCATAGTATGTATAGCCCTCGAAAGACAGCTTGATGCTCTTGCCTTTCTTGGCTAGAAAGAGATCCTTGAATGGCTGCTTATTACATACATTCAAAGCCGTGTAAGTCACAGTTGTTTCCAGACCTGAATTGAGTCTAGGTGCTGGGCGCGGTGACTTAGGGATCTTAGTTTCTTTCCGTTCACTACGATCAATGATTGGAAGTTCCACAAGATCAGCTAAGATCATCGTTGTGATTGGTGGTTGAGTATCATCCTCAAAGCCTGAGATTCTAATCCCGCTAGCCATAGATCTTACCTCTCAACTCCAATACAGTATTGATCTCACTGTCTTCGGTGATTCCCGAGGGTGACTCGAACTCTATAGTTAGATTCAGTCCGCTTCGCCCTCTTATGATCTCAGTTAAGTTTGGATAGACAAGATTTGGACCTGAGCCAATATAGAGATCAGTGATCATAGGTACGGACCTTTGACTTCAAATGTGACAGTGTTGCCTAAGTGATCAGATATCGCACTCACCACGTGAGCTTGTGCTTTGTAAGTACCCTCTTCGTCGAAGTCACCATCGACCGTAGCGTAGGCTATCTTACCATCAGCTAATGTTAAGCCCACAGGAACGTATGCCGTCTTAGTCATGATCGTTCCACTCGGCTTTTTGATTAGAATCTCAATATCTGTCGCATCGGTCAGATCAGACAGAGTATCGAGTTCAATGATCGTACCGATATCATTGAGATATGCTTTTGCCATTTTGTATTTCCTTTATGCTTGATCCGTCAATATACCGGCTAGGTCCATGTAAAAAGTTGTTGCGGCCACACGCACCGTGACCGTGGATGAAAAGGTAACAAAGGGGCAAGTGCCTGGAATGGCAGTGGCAATTGCAATGGGGATATCTAAGTTGCCTCCAGTTGAGTAACTGCCTATCCAGTAATGATCTGTTCCTACGTTGCCTGCAAGAGCTAAGACAGTACCGCTTGCTAATCCTGCCTCCCAGTCAATATCAATGTCAGAGAAATTACCTACGTTGACTCGAAACTCACCGGCTGTTATGTCGCCGCCATAGTTTGTTAGATCCCATCTTTCGTAAGCATTGTCGCGAATTTGGGCGCCAAATGATCCACTACCACCTCCGCCTTGCCACTGTGCTTCGTCAACGTTATCTGAAGCCGGTGAGTCGGCTACCGCAGCAGCCCAGGCTGCGTCTCTAGAAATACTGCTCGTACCTGTTCGTATTTGTGAGGCGCCGCTCCATGTGCTAACAGGACTAAAAAATTCGCTCTTGCCATAGATTAACAGATCAAGCGCATCTTGCATTGCTTGCCAGTACCTAGCCTCTTGTGGGCGAATAGGATCAGCATCTAAGTCTGTACCAATAGCAGTTTCAAGTGCAGCCTTTGTCCATTCAGTGACTCCTGCACTGGTCGTAGTAAAACGCCCTGCATTCACCATAGATATGATTGCATCTCGTACCTTAGTCAAATTCTCAAAGACGTTCGGGCCTGTTGCGAACATAAGTTCTAATTCGCTCATAGTAATATCCGAGGCAAGCGTACCGTCAGCATGGCGAAATAGAGTCTTAGTTATATTTAAAGCGCCTTGACGTTCATTAACTGCTCGGCAAAGTTCAAACATAGCTGACCGCGCATTACTGGGAGATCCACCCATGTAAGTTCCTGCGTATGTTGGTACAGTCCAAGACATTTTCTACTCCCAAAAGTTAAGAGCGGCCCAACCCGATTTAGTCGGATTAGGGACACAAAACATACCGTTGTCTGCTCCTACACCATCTACTCTACCAACTGATTCCACTGGAACAGTAGAAGCATCTTGAAGGCCTGCTTTTGTAGTAGCTTTGTAGTGATATTCATTTTCTACTATAGCAGGTGTGTTTGAAAGCAGCCACAGGATGTATTCGATCTGTGTCTTAATCGTCGCAATCGTGTTTCGTAGGGTGCGAGCCTCTTGCAATTCTTTCAAACTGAGCTTCATAGTGACCTTCCATTCGGGAAGTTGACTTTTGAACTTCCAGTAAGATATCTTTAAGATCTTTTATATCCGACTTGACTTCTTTAATATCGCCCTGGGTATGAGATATATAAATTAGAGTTTCACGGGTTAATGCTTTGATCGAATCATTTAACCGCCGTTGACCTCCTTCTAAATTGGATATTCTACTTAAAATAGATGTCATATCAAAATCCGATTCAGGTTTGAGTTTTGGCTTTAATTTAAGCCAAGTAAGAACAGATGTTACAAGTGCCCCTATGCCCAACCCGACTTCAGTACCGTTCACTTCCACTTTTAGCTCCTGTCTAGGATAAAGTTAGCAAAATGTTCAACAAATTCCTCCTCCAGCCCGATGTATGATCGGTCCATGAAGATCGAGAGATCTTCATTCTTTGTTGCAACATATTTAATTACATCATCACGGACTAGGCTACTTATTCTTCCTACGTGGATGTGAAGTAGTTCATGAATAATCGTAAGCTTCTTAACCTGTTCCTTGTTGCTGAAGAAACGGTTATAGATATGGAGATTAGCTTCGAGGTACTTTGGTTCGTACTTCATTGAAGCGTAGTCTTGGTTCTCACCATCACTATCATCCCAGTTCACGACATTCAAAGTCTTGACGTAACTAGGAATTATCAAGCCATAGACTTTGAGTAAGTCTTCAATCTCTTTCTGCTGACTAGGGCTCCTGAAATTCTCATAGTTAATCTTCAACGTATGTTCCTTTGAGTCGAAGACGTTCAGTCTTCTGACTGTTGTAATCCGACAAGAATGGAACTAAGATTGATTGCATCATCTGCATACTCTGGAGGAGAGCTTGCGTCTGCTGTGCATTGATCTCAGTAAGCATCACAGCCTGTGCTTCAGTATTGATTACATTATCGTTTGATACTGAAATGTTACCAGATCCATCAGGAGACCAGTTGTACGTCATTCCTGTCACGCTTGCAAGATCAACACCGGCAGGTGCCTTGATGTTCATCTTGTATTGGGTGTTCTGATCTTCGGTCACATCGGAGAACTCAACATTGTATTGAGTCTTTCCCATCACAGAAGGTGTCAATCCCATGCAACCTGATAATAGCAGAGCTAAGATCAGATATTTCATGATACAAACAGACCAAGCGCTTCGAGAATCGTGGTCAACAGCCAAATCAGATAGTTGATAATCTCAATCATTTCTTAACCTCCGGCCGAACTCCGGCCTGTTGATCGGACACATTGTTGTCACGAGCTTGCATCATTGCAAGACCGCCAGTAAGCAAGCCAATGGTGATTTCCCAATTGACAGCTTCGTTGTTATACAGCTTAGTAGCCGCATCAATGATCGCAGAAGCAATCATTAGAATGCCACCAATCGTAGTCTTATGGCTACTCATAGATTTTTCCTTTTACGTATTGATTCCAATCTTCGATGTACTTCTCAGGCGATCCCGACCCATCCGTTGTATTATAATAGATCTTATAATACTCAGCTTGATGATGTAAGCCTTCTGGTATTGGACTCTTGAACTTGAAGTAATGTAGACGACACATTAGTATTGCTAGTCTATCCCACGAATGAATGAGTCTTAGAAGAGAAGTACTTGGGAGATCTAAGATCCCATCAATATTATCATGGCCGACTAGAAATTTAGCACAGTTATTTCTTAAAGGTAGATCGCGCTTCAGTCTATAGATGTTATCTTCGACGCTTGCTTTTTCCGTCTGCCACAGACCCCATCCACCAACATCTCTCTGCATAGAATATACAGTTTGACGTCTGTAGTGGAAATGGGATTCTGTGGCAGCTGTTCCTAATAACAACTCAACGGTTAGCTGTTGATACTTTTCATTAGGGGGCGATCGTGAATATACTTGTTGTGCACATTCTTTTGCAAGATCAAGATACATGAAGTTAATCCTCTAAGCCAAAGAACCCACTTGCTGTTTCAATAGTGCTAGGACAAGTCCAGTCAATCTTGATCCACACAGTCAACACAGATGCTGTTGTTGCGCCATTTGTATTGATACCAGTCGCTCGAAGAGCGATACCGGAATCAGCATCGAAGTCTCCTCCATCTGGAGTGAACCCTGTGAAAACGTAATCTGGCACTGCATTTGCAGCTATTGATGGCCACTGAGTACTTGTTGCAGCTGCGTTTGATCCTACTCTAGTTCCAGTTTCATCGATGAATTGAACAGTCAGATCATTGATTTCTTTACCGGTGTTTGTTTGACCTGATCGTTTGATTCGAGCAGAGATCGTATAAGAGTCTGCCCCAACTGGAGGCTGTGTTCCATATGTGATGTTTGTGAAGTTGAGATACTCAGATTCATAAACACCACCATCGTCGAGAGAAACTGTTGCAGCATCAGCATCATCATCGAGAGCATTTGTTAGTGTAGCCCAATCTGCTCCAGCTGAAGTAGATTGACTTACCGTGCCGAATAGAACCCAACCTGTTGATCCTGAGTTACACGTGGAGCTAGCTGGTGTCCACGCGCCAGCCGAGTACATAGTCCCGGCCCAGTTGTCCTGCATGGTGGACACGTAGTCGGCGCTTCGCACGCTGGCGGACAGCAGCGCGACGGCGACGCGGCCATTGAGGAATGTTGTCGCTGTGGCTCTGAGCAAACACCCAATTGCAAGCCGGTCATAAGACGGTGTTGTTGTCAGGGCTGTGGTGTTGCTGCCACTCCCAGCACCGTCTATGTAAGCGATGCTCGTGCCGGTCAGCGCATCACGGTTTGCTGCGACGTAATACCAAGTTGCCGCGCTGAATGCATTGGCAGAAACAGCCGTTGATAGTGAGCCTGCTTGTCCGCGAAAAACGCCGCCAATCTTATCAGCCTGCGACGATCCAAACATCGTGACATGCGCAAATGGATCATTGTCTGTCGAGCTTCCGAGTCCAGCAACGTATCCGTCCGTCGTGGTGTTTGTAGCATACGACAGCCCCTCCGCAGTAAGGGGAAAGGCGTGCGGCCACGTGCCCTCGTATTTGTGGTACGACGACGATCCGTTGTATGTGGCGGCCGTTATGCCCTCGTAGCCCGACGCCGCCGTGCCGGGGCTGTTGACCGCCGTGAGCGTGCGCCCGCCCGAGGTCCAGTCCCGCGTATCGACGCCGGGGAAGTACACGCCCGCATAGGCGGCGAATACCAACTGCTCAGCGGCAGACGCGGCTGGCATCGTGAGCGCGGCGTTGCCCACGTAGATGCGATAGTCCACGTCCACGCTGGCGCTCATGCCGGTGCCGAGGAATATAAGACAGCCGGTGTCCGTGCTGGTATTGACGCCGATAGGCACGCATGCCAACTGCGTCGTGCCGTCGCTGGTGGACACGCGGATCGTCTTGCCGTCCGTGTCGCTGGCGGCTGTCATCGCCGTGTGGAAGTCAGCGGGCAAGTCGCTCAGGTACACCACCGCGAACGGCACCGCCTCATCCACAGCCGTGGCAAGCGTGGTCACCGTCACATAGCCCGCGCTCGCGTCACGGTCGGCCGCCCAATCCGCGTGCGCGAACATGGGCAGCAAGAACAGAACAGTTGATAGTAGAAAGCGTTTGATCATGGCGAGTTAGCTTTCTCTATTTCATCGTAGCCCTTAGCATAGCCTCCAGTATAAGAGACTGCGGCTACTAGGTCAGAACAGCCCATGCATGTGCTTGTCCACATGTTTCCAGTATTCTTATTGTGCTCAGCATTCCACTGAGGAGAGGCAGTATAATTACAGCCATCATACCAATCTCCGAAATCACTGATCACAGGAGTCATACCTGAAACGCGAAGTTCACCAGGCTGTAAAGTCCTGATCTGAACATCATTTGGAAGTTCAATATTAGGAGGGCTGTTCGTCACGCCTAGCCACACTAATGTGGCTATGATCAGTACATATTTCATTGTTCAATAACCCTTTCAAACTTGACATTGGCTCCAGTCGTTGCCCCGTTAGGGTCAACGAGAGTCACGAAGAAAGCATGTCGTTGACGTGTATTCGTTGCAACATCGTGAAACAATGCAGTGATCTTAACTGTATTAGTGTCGAAGTTTTCGACTTTGAAATCTTTCACAGCAAGAGCGGCTGTATTTCCAGCCGTTGCACGCCATTGAGTGTTTGCAAAGCTTTCAACTTCAGCAGCAGTGAATGGCCGCTTGGGGTTATTTGCGGCAGCTGCTGTTCGTCCTAGAATGAAAGCATCAGCAGCAACGGGCTTGAGCGGTTCCGGTAAGGTATTGACCCAATAGGCTGTCTGAGATGTGATCTGCTGATTTTCATCAGTCACAACTTTGACAATAACTTCATGGCCTTTTTGACTGACAATGTTGTTGTTAGCTTCAACCCAAGCAACGCGACCAGCATACAAAGTACCGGCACGGCCCATACTCACAGGTGCATCTTCGATCCATGCTTCGAGAACAACACCAGTCTTTGCGTTGAGTTCATCTACGAGAACCTGCATCGCAGCGGTTTGAGCATGAACCCAACCAGTGATAAGAATGGTTGATATGAGAATGAAGTTACGCATTAGTTGTCCTCTCGGTAAGCACAAAGCCACCATTTGCTATCTGCGGTTGAGTACTCAAATTGGTAGACGCTCTTGCGTCCGTCTGTCGTAGTCATAGCAGGAATTGTTCCTGCGAATGGAACGCCATCGCCAGCGTCGAAAGCTGCATTCCAGCCTAAAGTGAAGTCTGATCCTGTAGCAGCTTTGAACTTGAACACAGCTATCTGTCCATCGCGCGGCGTGCCCGTCATCGCTGAGACCGTGGTGTTCTCGGTCAGCGTGTCGTGGAAGTTTCGCGTCCCGCCGGTCCAGGCTGTGGCGTTCGTCGTGCTGCTAAGTTCCGTCACTTGCTCGAAGAACGTCCGCAACTGGGCGAAGGTCAGCGCCGTGGCGTCACCCGTACCCGCACCCACAGCCCGCCCAAGTATCGTCGTCTCGGCCTGCTGTGCGATATTAGCATAGGCTAAGTCGCCAGCGACTTCGGCTGTTGCTAAGTCAATAGCATTAGTTGTCGATCCTGATCCTACGAACAAGCTAGATTGTAACGTGTTACTTACGTTCGCATCGGCTACTTCGCCGGAAACTTCAGCAGTCGCAAGGTCCACGGCGTTGGTCGTTGATCCGCTGCCTACGAAGATACTCGAAGTAAGTGTGTTGCTGATCTGGCTGTCAGCTAAGCCAGTTACAATAGAGCTTAGATCGCTGAGTAAGCCTTCTTTAAGGTTGCCGGTATCACTAGCATCGGAGAACAGAACAGAGTCTGTACCGACCATAGTAACATCGGTCTTACCAGTGATCGCAGTCTTGTCAACGGTTAGAGATGTTGAACCAATGACATCACCAGTATGAGTAGCATTGCTGACAATACCGCTGACATCGACACCATCGACTGTACCGATTGTAACGATATTTCCAGAGTCGTCAATAGTTACTGCGCTGTTCTGAACTAACTTACCCGTTGTCGAGTCGAATCGAGTTACTGCATTATCGGTGCTTGACCCCGGACCTACAACGTCTCCAGTTCCAGACACGGTTTGGAAGGTAGGATCGACGCCCGCACCGTTGCTAGTGAGAACTTGACCTGAAGTTCCGGCTCCAGTCACGGCAATGGCTCCTGTGCCATTTCCGATTAGAACGCCAGCATCGCCCAGAGTCGTTGCTCCAGTTCCGCCGTTAGCCACAGGCAATGTGCCTGTAACATCAGCTGCTTGATCTATCTGACCTCTGGTTATTACCTGACCGCTGATCGTGATGTAGTCTGGCGTTCCACTCAGGGTTACATCGCCAGTGTTCGTACCGGAGTTCGTACCAGTGATCTGTGAAGTAAGAGCTAGAGTACCAGTTCCACCTGGGATTGTATGAGTATTGATCGTACCCACACCAGCCATGTTGCCTGATGTATCGGCAATAGTGACTGCGCTGTTTTGAATCAGCTTACCTGTCGTGGAGTCGAATCGTGCTATCGCGTTATCGGTCGCAGAAGCAGGTCCATCAACATCACCGCTACCAGCAATCCCAGTAAGAGCAGAACCATCGCCAATGAAGCTAGTGGCAGTAAGATTGCCTGAATCATCCAATGTTGCCGTACTATTTTGAATGATCTTGCCGGTAGTCGAGTCGAATCTGGTAAGTGCATTGTCAGTACTTGATCCCGGTCCAGTTACATCTCCGCTACCGGAGATGCCAGTAAGAGCAGAGCCATCGCCTATGAAGCTTGTAGCAGTAACATCACCGTCGAATGTTGCATCACCTGTATCGAAGAATTCAATAACTACTTGTCTGGCGTTGTTCATCATGCGCCAGCCGCCAGATGGAACCGTAGTTACGCCTAGCAGTAGCAGAGGGATAGAAGCAAGAATTAAAAACTTCTTAGCTCGGTCTGACATCTGTTAGATCTCCTGATATTCTTGTAGTCTGTCCAACTACTGTTCTTACTTGCCACAGAGGACAGCAGCCTGTGTCTGCCGATGGCGCTGCTCCGCCTTCTGTGCCTAACTTGAGAGATACAACACCATTCACAGCATCAGCTTGAATTAGATCGTATCGTGTTGATACTGTAGGAGCAGTAAATGTAATAGCACTTGTTGTAGTCTTTGAGAAGAGTTTATATGCTGCGAAACACGATCCGGGAGTTACAGAAACAACCAGCCCAGATCCTGGAGCAGCATCAAAATCTTTGTCTTCTTGATAAATAACAACATTGGCAAGACCTCCACCTACAGATACAGATAATAGAAACTCGATCATATCAATAGATCGATATGCTGAGCTCATATGTTCTGGTGACCAGAAACCAAGTAGCAACGTTCCTGCTGGCCATGCAGCGGCCGTGCCTACAATACCACGCTCAATGGTAAGCACGTCGCTGTCACGGTCAGTGATCTTGATATGCTCTGCATCACGAAGATCAGTCATTGACCTTGATCTAGAGAGAACCCCTATGCAAGGGGGCTGAGTGAACTCAGCCCCCTCGCCAGGCATTAAGTCTATTTCAAGATCAGAGTCAGATATAGCGACTGATAGTTGAGCGTGGGCTATCAGACTCATATTGTATTTGAACATTAATATGGCCTTCCTTTTCCTAAGGTCGCTTTACCCTGAGATATTTGCCTCTTCATGATACTCATTATCTGAGCAGCTTGCATTTGAGGGTTTGTTGTTTTCATATTGAAAGTACTAGAGAACACTTGACTGTTGCTAACACTTCCACCGTTGGCGAATCTTTGAAATGTTCCTGCGTTAATCGCTTGAAGCACGTCAAAATTCTTTCTTGCAGATTGAGCCCGGACAACAAACTCTCCGGGACTAAGCCATGCAGGTATTGTATCTGTTCCTACAGGACCGCCTGTCGCATAGTAATTAGCAAGAGGAGGTCTGTTTGAAATAGCATTAGCAGCAGCACTAACTGAGTTCGTTAATCGATCTAGCTCAGTCATTAAGATGTTGGCTTGTGTTGTGAGATCAATAGCAGTTTGACGTTGAATATTAGCTAGCTCGATTTGATCAAAAGCTGCTTGTAATTCTCTGTTAATACTTGGATCTTGTATACCAGATTGATTAGACAAAGCCACGGCTCTGTTGTGTAGCTCAGCTAATTTTTCAAGATATTGCTGCTCAAGAGCTAATTTTTCTTCTTGTGTTGTAGCTTGATCGGCGTCAATAGCTTGCTGTTTTGCAAGAGCATCAGCTTCAGCTTTTAATGCATCAGCTTGACGCATAAGATTCAGCTTGTTTTCATCAATGATCGGGACACCACCAGGGCCAGCAGGAGCTAACTCGATATTTGTCTTACTATCAAGAATGCCAATAGCTGTATTTACCCTTGTAGCTATCTCTTCTAACTTATCGCCATAAGCTTCAGTTTCTTTTATAGCTTCGTTCACAGCAACAGATGCATCTTGCCGAACTTTGGTTAGCTCTTCTTCTTCAGATCGTAGAGCTTCAGTGGCAACAGTAGCTTGATTCTTATTAAGCTCAGCTTCAAACTGCTGTCTTGTAAAATCAGAAGCTCCGATCTTATCTAAGCCTTGACGTGCTTGATCTGTGAGAGTGTTAAGACGATTGACTTTTTCTTCTTGAGGGAGAGCCTTATCTTTTAAGATAAGATCACGCTGTCTTAAATACTCATCAAGAAATGCTTTTTCAAGTTGAAATTGAGTTTCAAGTTCTTTACGTCTGTCAATTTCAGCTTGTCCGATTTCCTTCTGTGTTTGGTGGTATTGTCTTTGCTGATCTAAGGACTCTTGCTTTTTAGCAATCATTGCATCTTCAGCGGCAAGTCTACGTTCTTGCATAGCAACGAGTTCTGCTTCTTGCTGATTGAAGAACTGAGTGTGCTTCTGGATCGTTCCAAAAGCTCCAGTTTCAAATGCAGTACGTTCAGCATCAGCTAAGAATTTCTGAGCTATTTTGAATAAGCGTTCAGACTCTTCAGGGCTTGTAGCTTGAGCTCCAGCATTTGCAGCAGATTGAGCAGCTTGTAGTTGAGCTCGTCCTTTCGCATAAGGATCAAAAATATCAAGCGGCATATTGTTGATATTTCTTTCCGTAATATTTTCTGCTAATGCAATACGATTATTAGTTGCAGTATCTGCAAGCTTATCACGTTGCTCTTGTAATTTGTCAATTACTTTTTGAATTGCATCTGCTTCTTTTTCGTGCGCATCAGTAAGAGCATCGATTCCATCAGTTGTCCAGTTTGCTGAATTACCATAAAGATCAGCAACATCTTGAGCTGAAGAGAAGATTTGAACCATCTTCTGATCTGCATCGCTGCCACCAAAAGCACGAATCAGTCGATCTAAGCCAGACGCTAGATCGTCAAGAGCTTTCTTAGCTTCAAGGGCTTTTGCTTCTTTATTTATGTCAGCTATTGTATTAGCTACACTGGCAAGAGCAGCTTTTGATTTCTGAAGTAGGTGTTCAGATCTCTCATCGAGAGCTCCGAGAATACCTTCCTCAAAAGACTTAGCTACGTCTTTATTCATCTTAGCAGCATTGGCTTGGATCTCACCAAACTCTTGCTCTGCTGACTTCGAGAAAGCAGCTATTTCTAAGACTGCACCAACAGCCACTGCCGCTACTAAGCCTATGCCCGAAGAGGCTAAGGCCAAAGCAGAAACAGCACCTCCAACTCCTATTGCAAAGGTGAGAGCGGCATAAGCTGAAGCCATTGCAGCAATAGCAGATGCTGTTACGAGGAATGCAGCACCTGCCCCACCTAAGACAATAGTTAGCTTTGCAGTTGTACCAATAAAGCCTGCAAGAATAGATTCTCCTGTATTAGTTCCTTGAATGAAATCATTGAACTTAACAGTGATGTCAACTATTCTAGCACCCATACGAATGAATTCGTTTGAGATCTCTTGTTGTAGCTTTGCAAACTTTTCACCGGGGTTAGAGAGATATTCTTCAACAGTCTTGCTATATGTTTCAGTAGCTGTTCTGGAAGCTTCGAGAGCATCTTGGTACTTTTGAAAGTTCTCGCCGGTCAAACCTAAGATACCACGTGTACCTCGGATCGTACCCATCAAAGCAGCAATTTCTTCATTGCCTTTTTCAGCTTCAACACCTAAGCGTTGAATGATACCTTCAAATCCGAAAGCAGCAACAGCAGCTTGAGCACTACTAACACCCCATTCTCCGAAGAGTTCGACCATCTTTTCAGTAGGATCAATAAGCTTAAACATTACATTTCGTTGTAATGTCATAGCTTCACGAGCAGGGATACCAGCAATAGAGATCGCAGACAAAGCAGCTACAACGTTATCGAAGTCAACACCAAGCTGTGAAGCAGGTACTGAAACGTTACCCATGTGATTGGCAACTTCATCAAGCTTAACTCGGCCTTGGTCAACTAAGGTGAATAGCTCAGCAGAAATCGTAGCAGCTTCACCTACTCCTTTGTTATAAGAGTTCATCACAGCTGTGATTGCATCAGCAGATTGTGCTAGTGTTGATCTTGTAACTTTACCCAAGTTACCAGCTTCTTGAATAAACGATCCAATCTGAGAGACGCTATCTCCAATCTGATTAGAAAGAGTTTCATAGAAAGCATTGGCTGTATCTTGAGGAGTGAAGTTGATTTTACTAGAGGCTTGTAAGATGCTTTCAAGAGCACCATAGTAATTAGAAGCACCTCTTGAACTTTGATCTACAATGGTTTGAATCTCTGCAATTGCCTTGTACAGATCTTCAGCTTCATTGACAGACGCTCTGATGGCATTTTGCATAGCAAAGAAAGCTTGATTAAAAGCTTGAGCTACAACAATGCGGCCCATTGCTTTCCATGAAAGAGTAAACTCTTTAGCTCTCTCAACGTTCTCACGGAGAGGGATACCTAATCGTTTTGCTCCAGCGATAACTTCATCTTGACTTGTCTTGGCTGCTTTGAAATTCTCAGCCATCTGCTTAACAGCAGCAGCTTCGAATTGATCTCTAGGCGCACCAGAAGATACACGAGCGCCGGTTTCTAGATCGTCTAACTTTCCACCCTTGAGTGAATCGAATTGACTCTTCGTGAAACCTGATCGTTTCGCATCTTCAAAATCTCTAGCAGCTTTTATTCTTTTGTTAACTTCAGTTTGAAACTGCTTAGTAGTTAAAGACTCTGCTTCTTTAGAAGCTGCAATAATCTTCTGTTCGTTCTTAGCTCGTTCTTTAGCCGCTAAAGCCCTGAACTTACGTTCAAGATCAATAGATGCTTGGATGCGAGCAGCGTTGATTTCAGCAGAATCATCAAGAATATCTTGTGTTCTTTTTTCACCTTCTTGAGTCTGCTTTATTCTTTCATTGATGGCGGCGGCTTTGAGTTCTGCTTCATCGTTGTATGCTTTGGTAGCATCAGCAAGACCTTGATTGAAGGTCTTGAGATTAAGCTTTTGAATTTCTGCGCCTTGTGTCTTAGCAGCAGCTACAAACTTATCAAACTTGGACTTTGCATCGCCACCAACAGAAGAAAAAGAATCAAAAGTGCGAGCTTCGCGAGTGCCTTGTTCTATAAGACGCCTTTGAATAGCCTCTCTTTCAATTGCTTGCTTTTCAAATTCAGCAGTTGTCTTAGCTTCACGAGCTCGTTGCTTTGTGTGATGTGTCTCAGCAGCTTCATCTTCCTTGCGTCTTAAGCCTTCTAATACAGCAGTTCGTTCGTCTGGATCTGTGTATTTTAATTGGGGGTTAAGGGGCTTAAGACCTTGAAGAGTACGTAGACGATCTTCTCTATTTAAAGCAGCTTCTATTTTAGCAGTTGCTTTTTCTTGAAGCTCAACTTGACGATCAAGTTCACGCTTTAGAGAGAAAGTTTCTTGATTCTTCACAGCAACCATGGCTGCTGTTCCGCGCTTCATATTCTTAGCAGCAGCTTCAAGAGCAGCAGAAAGCTCTCTGAGAGACCCCTTCATTGTAGTAGGGTTAATAGCAATTTTCTTAAGTGAAGCAACAAGAGCATCTATTTCAGCAGGCGCTCCAGAGAGTACATTCTTAAGACCTTCAATTTCATCAATGATGGGTTGAAGTTTTTTCTTACTGCTTCGTCCAGAGGCGTTGACTTGATTGATAGCCTGATTTAAATTGTTGAAAGCTTGAATGGCTTCATTCAGGTCTACTGTGTATTCCATATCAGCCATTTAAAGTTCCTCCAATTTAGGCCGTATTACTTCTATCTCAGGTGGCTTGAAGTTTGACTCGATGTGATCACGCATTGATCGCACAGCTTCATCAATAGAGTTCCATACTTGTTCATCCCAATACGTGAAGTAATGGAAGTTGTTGTGTGCAGATGTTACGTCAAGGTCAACCCTTAAGAAGTAAGGAGATCTAGAGACATTGATCTTACTGTCCGACAGCGTTGCACCGCGCTCTGTTGTATTACCCGCCTGAGTTAAGCTAAAGTATAAATGCATATTCTCTGATATAGGCGGGTCATCTGGTGTCACGCCAGGATCAAGGCCAAGATTTTCTGCAATGTTTATCAAAGCAGATCTCGATTGACCAGTAAGGCTAGGTACTTGAGAGGCGGCTACTTGAACGAATTCAATAGCCGCCTCTTCAAACACTTGTTTCAACTGATCTTGAAACTCCCTGACGAAGAGCTTAACGTCTAATTGCACCCTTCTGATTTTCACTGTCAGGGTTGTCTTCTTCTTGCCTGATTTTCTCATACTCAAGAGCCCTCATTCTTAGATTAAGATCAACGTTGTCCCAATCCTGAACAGGAATCCTAAGTCTTTCACAAGCACGGAAGATTAGATAGAATCCTTTTCGGTATTTTGGGAGGATTGGTCGCTGGCCTCCGCCTTCAGGCGGGTCGAAGCTAAAAAATCCTCTCGCATCTTATCCATCATTTCCTGTGAAGGGCTATGAGTGGAAAGAGTTTCGTTCAAGATTCGATATACTTCAGGATCAGTGAATCCTTGATTCAAAGCTTCTTGGCGCCAATTGTGCCAAGTGTTCTGATCTTCAAGGAGAACAGTTTCCCACTGTACATTCTTGATAGACTTCAGGACCATGAAGTTGAAGCGTTTTTCCGTCCAGTCTTTGACAGCTTGCTTATACTTCTTGTCGTTGTAATCTATCTCTACAGCGTTGCCTTCAAGATCTCTCTTGACTGGAGGCTGCGGTGTAGGACAAAGAGCTTCAAATTCTTTCTCATAGGGAACCGCAGCAACGTGCAGAACAACATTCTTCTCAGGACGAAAAATGATAATATCTTTTTCGAACGGAATATTGATTTTAGCACCGTCAATTAACATTTAGACTTTCTCCGGGGTAGTTGCGTTGCAACGTCCCACAACACTGACAGTACCAGCACGAACATCGAAGCTGAGAGTGTCAGGGCGGAAGTCACGGAAGAGAAGAGTTTCATCATCCGCACAACCAGGAACGTTAGACAGGAGGATATTCACTGCGTAGGGAGCGCAGTTCGTGGTGTCAGTGCCGGTATAAGTACCAGCGCCACGATCATTGGTAAGGATCTCCCAAGGCTTGACATCGCCAACGCTCTTGTAGAACGAGAAGCGGCCCTGAAAGTTGAGGCTGAGCGGGATTTCATCGCCTTCGCGGACAGCAGCGCCATTGCTAGCACCAACCCGACCACGGTTAAGGATATATTCCCAAGTGAACCCTTCGTCCCAAGAGAGGTTACCGGCGTCAAACGTCACTTCGACGCTGGCACCGAGACCGTCTTGGATCTCCATGGTTACGTATTTGATATTGATAACGGCATCGTTATCATAAGAGAAAAGAAAGTACATAGTTATCCTCGTAGATCGATGGAGTAGTTTTGCTCCATTCGAGATTGCTTATATCCGTGAGCCCAGTCGAAGAACTTAATTTTAATTTCTTCTTTAGACGACATAGCGCATCCGCCTAACACAGGTAAGGGCCTTGTTAAAAGAAGAGCAGCTGCTCCTGAAATGTTTGAAAGATCGTAGATGCCATCTGTGGAGATCGTACAGATAAGTCTTACTGTGAACTCACAGCGATAGTTATCTTTAGATCTTTCTATGAAAGAAGCAGAAGGCACGAAGATGGAGATTTTATCTTCGGTTTCTTCTCTTTCTGTTTCCCACGGTACACCTAGATCGTTAACTAAAAGAAATGTGATAACGTCCTTATGCAGGGACTTGAGCCAAGATGAGGTCATACTCACTTCCTTTTACTTTGTCGATCTTATAGATGTACAATGACTCCATAGATGCTTTCAATTCAGCAGTGTATGCTTTTCCATCAATTACTACGAGTTCTACCTCTTTTGCCAAAGCTATTGAAGATTCATCTAAATGTAAATGAGATGAAAATCCAAGATTCTTAGAGCCAATTATGGCTAACTCTCTTTTGAATTGATATCCTCTAGGACGTAATCCTGTCTCTACGTCTAACTCTCCTTTTTGTCTAGTGACCGTCCAGATACGTTCTCCGTGATTGAGGAAGACTGTCCAGAACTGCATTAGCCGAGACTTACAACAGCGATTTTACAATCGGTGATCGCGGTACCGGCAGATACTTCTGCGATAGACATCTTGACCAACGTACCGTCTTTGAAGACAGCAGGGAGGAAAGACACGAAGGCCATACCCTTGGGGCCGACACGGATGGTGTAATCTTCGACGATAGAGTCAAGAGTCCCACCGGCAACAGTGCCGTTAACAGTCTTGAAGGTAACGTCAACGGAGTCAGCCGCATCATTGTTAGTGATAAGGCAGACCTTCTTGCTGGTCCATACGAAGCTGTTGCCATTCGACGCATCGAACGCGTTCCAGAAAGGAACGTTAGCGACAGCAGGAGGAGTGCTAGCAGCCGTAGGCAGAGCCAACGGCGCGATCAACGCTCCAGGACCTACAGTAGGAATTGCAGTGCTCTCAGTGAGAGCAGTTTCCACATAAGAGAAAAGAAAGTACATAGTAGGTTCCTTTATTAACCGAGCACGAGTACGTTGTAATTTTCCAGAAGAGTACGAACACCCATCAGGAAGTCGAAGGAAACAATCTCACGAAGATTCAAGTGATCGTAAGAACGGATTACGCGGATCGACCAGACATCTTCCGTGACTACGAAAGCATCAGCGCCCTGACCGGAACCGGGGAGGCTCATCGGGCGGTTGACGATCTGAATGCTCTTCGGGTGCAGAGCCAAGCTGTAGGAACCGCCGGGCATAAGCATGATACGAGCATCGTCAGCAAGAGCAGTCTCAAGCGGACGATTGAGCCACAGAGTCTGGCCGCTGATAGCGATGATGCTGTAAGGATCGTCCGAAGCACCGAAGCTAACACCCTGGCCCACAGCAGGAGTAACGCCATCAAAGACGATACCCTTCATGTAACCAAGAGCATAACCAGCAACAAGGTTGACAGTGGAAGGAGTATAGAACTCGATCACAGCGTTATCAGCAACAGCCTTACGCAGCGGGGTCGAGATTGTCAAACCAGTAGGGGCAGTAGCCGTACCGGAAGTACTCGTTACGCGGTAAGGAGTACCGTCGATCTTGCACCAGCTGTTAGCAACGATAGCAGTGATTGTACCAGTACCGTCGATGACCATGACAGTCGTGCCGACAGGATAGCCAGCAGCGTTATTGATCGCACCGGAAACTTTAGAAGTTTCAGCTACGTCATTGAAGCTGCTCGTTTCATGAGTATCAAAGCCACCGATACGGCCGATGAGACCATTACGGATGATGCTAGGATCAACAAGCG